CTTGCCTATGACTGATACACCTGCTGTGTAAGCCTCTCCGTCATTGTGTGTGCCATCTTCAGTCGTTGATAGTCTAAGCGCATGTGTTTTGTTTGATTCGTGGCTTAAATCGAAAATATATGTATTGCCTGATAACATAACCAGCCTAGGTGACAGCTCACCATCTAGATAGAATATATTGCCTTGACCATATTTGTTTTCACCTTCTTTGATGATTACTTCATATTCTATTGTCTCTTGCCTTTCTATAGTGTCCATAGTCTGTATTCTATCACCATCTTCCTTTTTAAGTCTATCTACAATGGCTTTTGACCATGTAAATCCTGCATCACCACCCCACAAAGCCCATGCTATGCGACCATTAGAGGGGAAACCATCCTCATCAGGGGTAAAACCTTCGCCTTGTTTGTCTACTTCATGCCGAGAGAAGAAGGAATACATACGTTTTACTGTCGATTCTGATAGGTTTTTACCACTAACAATGTCTCTTGCTCTAGCTATGCCGACTGCTGTACCGCCTCTGCCATGCTCTCTGCGCCAGTCTAAGCCCTTCTGTGCTTCTGTTTTCATGCCTTTTGTAGGAGTATAACTAGCCATTTTTCTTCTTTTTACCGAATATTTTTTGCCAATTCTTGTCAAATTGGTCTTGTTTTATGTTTTTAGGTCTCTGTTTGCTGCCCTTGCTCATCTTCATCCTCTGCTTTTTGTATTTCAGCATCTAATGGCATTTTTTGTGCGCCAAATGGCTGATATGCAGTCTTAATATCGTATTGTTTGGCTAATTCTTCTTCTCTTTGGTGTTGCTCAAACAATTCTTCGACATCACGACCATAATTCGCTTGTATGTCTTGCATAGTTACGACACCTGCATTTAAACCATCGACATTTGCTTTAACTTCCTTCACAGGATCAATCCAACCCCACGATCTGCTGTTGTACTCAACATTGTCAGCAAATTTGTTGTATTTATCAGGCGGTAGTAAAAAACCATCTTTGAATGACATGGTTTGTAACAGCCATTTCTCAAAGACTGGCATTATGAAGTGATCAATCATAAATCTTTGTAAGATCCTGTAATTGTCTCGTTCTTCTAGTGTGCCTTGTCTGATAGATGAGTAGTTGACACCCTCTAAATTGTTAGCGAGTGAGACATAAGAAACACCAAGACCTGATGCTATCCCTCGCAAAATAGATTTATGAAAGCTGTCAAAACCTGATGTTGGGTGTTGTGGATCGAAGGATTGAAAGCCCATACCTTCTGGCAATTGCTCGAATGTGCCTGCTTCTGCGTTCATTACAGGTGTGTAATCATCGTCTGTGTCCTCACCAACAAAGGCATCACCAGCAGGTGAAGTAAAGAAGCCCATTTTAGAGGCTGCTACTCTAGCTGCGACAAGCTCTGCTTCTTCATAGCCGTCTAGCATCTTTAATCTGTTCAATGCTGTAGTCATGAAGGGTAAGCCTCTAGTTTGTTCTGGTCTGTCTAGTTGATAAGCATGAAGCATATCTTCTGCTGGCACTTCTATGTGTGTTCTGTCGTGTCTGCTAAACTGTTTGTTGTGTGGGTGTTCTTTGAATAGATAATAACTTAAAGGTTTCTTATGTTTATCTAGCTTTACACCCATGATAATTTCTTGACCATTTTTGAGTGTTTTGTTTTCTTCCTCATCTAAGTAGTCAGCATCTAAAAACTGTATGCGGTAAGGATCGAGTGGGTTGTTAGAGGTAATATGTCTCACAAGGACTTCACCATCTCTAGCTAAAGTTTCAATGAATAGTTTTTGAGCATCTAAGAATGAAAGTTTGCCGTCAATGGTGCAGTTGCCCTTCTTCCCCCACTTAGCCCATTCGCTTTCTAGCACACTGTTGCCGATAATGTCTAAGCTATTGTCTGCGTTCCGTGCTTTAGATTGTAGTCTTATGCCGTTTTGTCCAACTACGTTTGTTACTAGAAGCTGTAAATATCTCTTCGCATAGTCGTTGTTTCTAGCCTGTTCACGACACCGATCTCTGATTTTTCTGAGATTGAACCTAATATTACTGTCTGCATTGCTTGAGCCACTGACCCAATCAGCGAATAGGTTGCCTGATTGTGCTGCTTTATACTGTCGTGCTTTTTTTGTAGTTTTTTTACGTTGTTTGAAGAGTTTGTCGAAGATTGCCATGTTTAAAATCTCGCTTTTATTGTGTTGCCAGTGTCTTGTTTATTTTTTATGCGTTTGAGTTTTATTTCTTTGTTGTATTCTGCTCTATATCTATCACGAAACCTGAACAAATCATCTACAGTCATTCTTGATAAACTACGACCTGCTATTGAGTAAGACATTTGATCTTGTGAGGCACGATTTTCTAAAACAGCCTGTATATTGTCTAAACAAATCTTGGCATGGCTTCTGTTATCTGCATTTGTGTTAGCAAAGTTCAGCTCTAGTTTTGTGTGTCCTTCATCAACAGCAAATCTTTCTGAATCTGCGCTTCTTGTGATAAAAGCATACCAGTTATACTCACCTGCTGTCTTACTGGCTGTTGTTGAGCTACCAACTTCAACAAAATAGTTGTTGCTTGTTTCTGTAGCTGTGATTGTAAACTTGTGCGAACCGCCACCGCCACTATCTTCGTGAAATTCATAAGTTAAAGCATAAGTGTCTGTGGGGTAGTCAGCAACAAGGTCTGGTCTTTGCCAAACCCAACGATCACCGACCACTAATGTGTCTGGTTCTTGATTTGGATAGTTGTCTCTATCAAATAAATTAGCCATGTGAAATACTTTAACCTAAATTATAGCTATTCTTTCCATGAATTAGCAAAGTTTGATGGCTTTCTTCTATACAATCTTCTTCTTTGTTGAATTATTGTTGGTTTTTCTCTGACATTTGGCTGTATTTCTGTGTTTTGCTCTCGTTTTGCTAGTTTTTCAAAGCTTGGTTGTAGTATGTTGACTGCTGCTAAAGCATAAACGAAGGTATCTAGCGCCTCATTACGCTTTCTAGTTTGCTTCCAAACCAGTGTTGTCTTGCCTTTGTATATCTTCGGCACTCTTCTTTCAGCCGTTAATTGTCTAAAATACTCCTCATCTAATGTGTTGGGAAAGTGTATAAGATTAGTTTTTTTATCAGTTAAGCGAGCATGAATGAACTCTTTGGCTGTATCACCACCAACTGTAAACAGTGCGGTTTTTCTGCTGCCAACAAACTGCGGTTTTGAGACTATTGGCTTACCTGCTACTGATGCACCTTTGATAGCGAAGATTCTCCTAGCGTTTTTACCTCTAGTATAGGCATAGACCTGATCTGTCATGTGTCCACTATCAACACAAGTAGCAGATATGCTTAATCTTCTACCATCTTCTGTCATGTAAGAGTTGCGTAAGAACTCATCTAGCTCTTGCCATACTTCTTGCGTAGCAGGGTTACCCCAAATGATCTTGTATTCTGTGACCCATGCTTCTAAGTTGTCAGCCCAACCAATAACTTGTACTTCAAGTCTGTCTGTTTGTAAGTCAACACCTGCTGTTAGGGTAAGCACTTCTTGTGGTATGGCTTCGTGGTTGTATTGTTCGCACTTCTCTTGCAAAACATCTGAATCTATTTCTTCACCCTGATCCATGTTCCATGTCTCACCCAGTGTCGTGTTGATAAATGTCTGTAATAGTTCAGGTGACTTTTTAGCTTCAAGGAAATCCTCGACTAACTCAACCCATGTTCTAAAAGGTGAATACAATTCAGAGATATGGAAACCCACTCTTTTTGATTCTGCTTGGGCTTCCCATTCGCCATTTTGTAGCATCCATTGTTTTTTACTTTCAGGGATTATTGCAGCACAATGCTTACATGATAGCGAAGCTGATTCAGGTTTATTTTCGAGCCATGTTATTTGTTGCCATTTTAATTCTTGTTTCTGCATACAGTGTGGGCATGGCACTTTATACACTCGTTTATCTGATTCTTCGTATGCCTTTTCTATTCTTGACAGCCCTTTTATTGTGGGTGTACTGGTCAGGATAATCTTACGATTCCAAAAGGTTGTGGTTCTTTTTCTACCCAATGATATTGGATCGCCTTCCGTTCCTGCTGATGCTGGGTATCTATCGACCTCATCACACAATAATATTCTGATAGGTCGTGAAGCTAATCCTGAAGCTGAGTTAGCACCAACTAATGATATTGAGCCACCACTAAACTTCTTGTGCATAGTGGTGTTTTCTGCATCCCTAGTTCTGGCATCTTTAACTTTGTTTTTTAAATTAGGTGTATCTCTAAGCATAGGTGCTAGTCTGTCTTTACTGAAGGCTTGCGCCATAGACAGTGAGGGCTGTATGCAAAGGATAGTTGATGGTTCTTGGTCGATGTAGTAACCGATTGTATTCAGTAGTATTTCTGTAGCGCCAACCTGCGCACTCTTGATAAAGACAACTTCCTCAACACTTGGGTCATTAATGACCTGCATGATTTCTCTTTGGAAAGGCACACGATCTGTGCGCCATTGACCTGCTTCAGCAGATGATTCAGATGAAAGTTTTCTGTAGCTATCAGCCCACTGATCTACCTGTAAGTCAGGTGGACTTTGCCAAAGGTTGCTTAGTTCTTTCCAAACTGGGTTTAGTTGTTTCATTTGTAATACACTCTAACAAAATATTTTCTTAGCAGGGCTACTAAGGTAAAAACAGTTATTTGTAGTGCTGTAGTGTTACTAATCGTCAAATCATTGTTGTGTGCTATCGATAAAGTAATATAGCTTATTGGTGCTGCTAATATTATTCCTAGTGCTACATCTACTATCGTTTCTTTGAGTGCTTTTTTATCGATCATCATTCAGTCGTGACAAAAACAAGTTTCTGTAGCTACATCATTTATTAATAAATCGCCTTGTTTTGACAGCTCAACAAGATTTATGTAGTTACGATCTTTGCGGAAAACTGCACCGCTTTGTTGTCCGAACTTTGTTTCTTGTTTGATCCACCAGTCTGCAAGTTCTGGCTTCTCTTTGATAAGTGCAGTTATACTCTGTGCGCTTTTTAAAAAACACAAATCACAGTTACCAGCGATAGTTTTACCGCCTATAGAGTTAAGTTTCAAATCGAAACTGTTGTTCTCCCAAAACTTCAAGACATCTGCGTTAGTAGCTTTGGCTTCATAAAGGGGTACAATGTTATCCCAAATCTGATAGTCTGCTTTTTTTGCTGATATTGCTCTTCTTGGCTCATCGTAGCGCAACCCTAAAACGTTAGTCCATGTTTTATACCCTTTGCTTTTCATAAATCTATACAT